AAAGATTCGGTCTGAACTGAATTGTTCGAGAGACTTTCTCTCGGTAATCGTCCTTGAATAACACCCAAACCGGCCATTCTAGTGTCCACTGCCTCGCCATATTGGGAATGTTTATACAACTTATATTGTTCTTGTTCCTTATACTGTCGTTGTTCTAAATAATAATTTCCTGGCGTATTAATATTTTGTGTAGATGCCATCTATTATACTCGGTTATTTTTTTGCAGGGAACCCAGGACTGCGTAGCTGCCCCTGCGACCCCTCCTGAAAACCTATTATTAGATAACTTTTAAGTCTCACTTGAAAATGCGTAATGATATTTAAACATTAATTCTAAAACTCAACACACCGCTTTGAAAATCTAATTTTTTGAGATATCGGCGAACGTAACTGTTATTTTTTATTTCACGTGTTTTGTTATGTTATTCAACAACATATCTGTGTTTTCCTTCGTGGGTTTGTTCGACAACATATCGCATAGACACAAATGTGTAATATGAAAATAGTCATATGAAAACAAAAAAGAAAAAGCAATTTCGGCGTCGTCTATTTGTTGAATTTCCATAAGTTTTTCAATACAAGTCATGAACCCTTCTTTGTTTTCATGTCCGACAACAGTGTTATACAACGTTTGCATTTTTTCATTGATGATGTCTGAGTAATCCTCCAAAAAAAAAGCGTGTAATAACTCATTCTTAAAAATATATTCAGCAATATCCAATTCATCTACAACCTGATACTCTAGTTCTTGACCTTCCGTTTTTTTATCCTGCATGTATTTAATTGTAATTGGGTTATTTTTTGCGAGTTCACAATCATAAAATGGATATGTGCAAATAAATTCATTGTTATACATATGTATATTGAATATGAACTGGGGTCTTTAATACATTTGTCAATGAAAATATATTTTTTACAAATCTGTTTTCGTATCTCCAGTTACGCAAACAACTTTTGTATGTGTATCAAAACTTGTACTGTCCCATTTTGTTACACTACAGTCGATTGTTGCCGTGTTTAAACTGCCACACTGACTAAACGCATATGGACTGATAGTTACAACCGACGACGGAATTGTAACATCTTTCAGACTATTGCACATATAAAACGCATAATATCCAATAGTTTTTTTGATAGAACTATTGGCAAACATGACGCTTTTTAAACCGGAGGATTGAAACGCATAGTTTCCAATTGTTGTAACTGACGAAGGTATTGTTATACTTGTCAACTCCGCACACCCTATAAATGCGCTTGAACCAACGCTCTTTAACGCAGAATTGTCCGCAAAAGTTACGGTTTCTAAACCCGAATATTGAAACGCAGTGTTACCAATCGTCTCGACTGACGATGGAATTTCAACACTTGTCAAACTACCACACATACTAAACGCTGCTGTTCCAATCGCGGTGACTAAAGAAGGAATTGTTACACTTGTTAAACTACCACAATTTTCAAATGCGTTCGGACCAATGCTTGTAACGGATTTTGGTATTGTTATACTGGTTAACTTTGCGCATCCTTGAAACGTTCCGGAACCGATATTTGTTATTGCTGAATTGTCCGCAAACGTCACGGTTTCCAACCCCGAAGAATAAAACGCAAAGGTTCCAATGGTGGTGACCGATGACGGAATGGATATACTTTTCAAGTTATGACATCCGGAAAATGCACTAGATGCTATACTTGTTACAGTTTCTGATAGAATAACATTTCCATTACATGTGGATGGTATATCCGCGCATGTTGTGCTAGATAAAACACAACTATCGTCTGCTTTTACTTGAAAATACTTATTGTTAAAAAAAGTATTTACAAAAACGATGCAAAGTAGCAATCTTGTTATAATATTCATTTTATATATTATAACAAATGTTTTTTTGCTTAACTTTTTAACGTGAACTTAATTTGTTTGCTCCACTTTAAAAAAGTGAACCGTTTGCTCCACTTTTTTAAAGTGGAAGGTTTGCTCCACTTTTTTAAAGTGGATTTAAAGTGGAACCGAAGTTCTGTCTCTCGTCATTTCACGAGAAGGAACGCCACCACGAATCCATCCGTCTGACGCAACTCCTTCTACACAATAAGCAGGATTCGTTACTCTGTCTTTAATGTTCGAGAGAAGTGGCGTGGTATGATGGTTCATATAGGTCTTTTCTCCTAATTGATTGATGGAACGTTTGTTTGTTAACAACTCACCCTGTTGAATTTGAGCCTCCAAAATTGGGTCAACGGAACCACGACCTAAAAATGGAACTGTGGCAAAAGGGCGCTGAAACAAGTCTATTTTACATTTTGGATGAGTATTCAAACTGCCAATCAATAAACTGGAACTTTCATCTACATTACAACCACCCGCACCCATAGAACTTCCACCATTATAAAACACACCGGGTTGCGTAGTAGCGAGTTGAATCGGTTTTCGCATAGAACAATCATCAATGAAATAATTTTGTAGAGTATAATTGCAAGCACTTACATTTTGAATTGATTTCTGATCCTGCGTGCAACTATCGTCGCCAATTCTACTTAAATTTTCAAAAGTATAATTTGAGACAAATGCCATTTTATATACTATAATTATTTTTATTTTACAAAGACACGGTTATTTGCGAAACGTTTTCTCTGTCGTTGTTTTCCGATAAAACTCTGTATTCTAAATCGTATAATCCATTTGTTTTCCATGTGGCTGCGTGTTCTGCCAATGTTTCTCTCTTTCGCATAAATTTCAGGTTGTTTTCTCTCAAAAATCCATTCTTTTGTTCCCAATTCATATTTTCTAAATCTGTCATACTTCCTTCTCTCGGATTTTCAATGGTGTAACCCAACTCGTTTGTTCTCAACAATAGTTCATCATCTTCGCCACCCCATCCCCAGAAATTATTTGGGAATCCATTTAGCGCTTCAAATTTGTCTCTCGGAAAAGATACTGCTCCACCCAAGTAAGTGCGTTTTTTGTTCGCTCGGTTTTGATATCTGTCCTTCCATACATCCGCAATATGAACTGGATTTTCATTCGGTTCAACATAATATCGTAATAATTCGGGGCTTGGTAATAAATCTACATCGTGAAATATAAACAATGAACAACCATCTTCTTCCGCCTTTCGGAACCCAATATTTAATAACTTTCCTCGATTAAATCCCCTTCCATCATCTTCTTGTTCTATAACATATATTTTATACGGGTGTTCACCCAAATATTCGGTCATATAATCTAAAAATCGCATCAACTGTTCGCTTCGTCTTCCCGTTTCTATACTATCCTCTCGAAATGGAACTATAATTGCGGTTATGGGACTTCGTCTTTCTATTTCTCTCAAGGGAGAGACATATTCCGCGGGTCTTTCCCATGTTGTTGCTCGCGTTCCTTCATTATACCAATAATCACGGTCATATTTCGCAGAATGTAGTTTCGTCCAAATACATTCTGGAGGAATATTCCATGTAGTTTCGCCAGTTGTTTCGTTAAACCAATAGTCTCGGTTTTCTCTCTTGGAATATTTTTTCACCCAAGAACCACAACGCTCTTCTTTGGGTTTTTGTGCGACCTTTGGTCCACGCGCCAAATTTCTTTTATATTTATTTTTATCGCGTTGACGTCTTCGCGTTAAAAATTTGAGTGACCGTCGTTTTTTATTTGTTTTTTTGAAATGTTTTTTCATATATATTACACTTAAAAAATCCATTTTCTAAAGTTGTCAAACACAACACAACACACGCTAATACAAGTTATATCTTGGATTATCTTGGACGAGAGCAAATGGATCTCCCTCTTTGGCAGATGGCATATTTCCGTATAAGAATTGCGCGAATGCTCCTTGGTCGTTCGCAACTTTGGTATTTGCGGTAGAATAAAATCGTCGCATAGACTGATCGAGGTTCCATTTCTCTCCTAAATCACCAAATAATTGTTTGTTTGTATTTTTTATCCCAGGGTTCAACTTTTGTACCATTTTCTTCGTGGATTTTGTAATATCTTCATACACATCAACGTTGAATGCGGGGGGTGCCGACTTCCGATTCGGATTATCTCCAATATCGGTTAATAAAACATTTGCCATGGGATTTGTTTTCGTATTTTCTTCAAATTGCGACTTTAAAAACGTTTCGAGCGTTTCTGGATTGATTATTTTTTGCGTACTTGGATCTACGTCGTCTTCCACATTGCTCGCACTATTGACGAAACTTTCCTTCAACGTGTCTTTGGTTATTTTTTGGGGTTGTGTTTTATAAAGAACAAACAAAACAACGAGTGTGATAACACCTACAATCAACATCTTCACAGACATTGTGAATATAAATCCTAAAATGGATAGCAAAATTACCAAGCGACTTACTGCGTTCAGTTTTTGTTCATATGTCATTTTTGGAGTAGGCCATAATTCACCAATATAATTTTTATTCAATAAAATGGTTGGTTCATTTGACCAAAATGGAATAGTTTTTGATGACATCTTTCTTATATATTATATATTATTTGAATAGATAATAGCAGGGAACCCAGGTTCCCCTGCGACCCCTCCTTTTAAATAAATTTCAAAGTCTCACTATAAAACACATTCTTATATTCAACTTTGTTCTAAACTTGTTGATATATGTTACATCTTAAAACTAATTATTATAAAAATTTTAACAACACTAAGTATAACATTGTTACGTTAACTGGTATCAATGTTATATTTTTAAAATCGTAATTTGTTACAGAGCATTTTAGAATTTGAGGTTTTCAATATGTATTAAAGAGTGAGAGATAAATTTTGTCTGAAAGGAGGGGTCGCAGGGGTAGTGTAACCAGCGCGTAGCAGTACTGGGTTCCCTGCTAGTTTTACTTCTTACCAGCATTATCCACCGGGAACCCAGGAAGATTATAACAGTTTTTCATGAAGAAATCTTATAATGGGAAAAGGTAAGGAACTAGAATTCCCCGAAGGGCGGGGAGGGGGCAAGGGGGAACCCCGGGTTCCCCCTACTTCTTGCTCTTTTTCTTTTTTCCCCCATTCACCGATTGTTGTCTGGGTGT